CATAAGGATAGAGAGATTTCAGGTTATTGGATACCGCTTCTTATAGTTCCTAGATATTCAGCACAATACATTTTAGATAAAAAAAAAGAATACAACGAAGAACAGTTTGCAAACTATGTTCTAGGACTTCCGTATGTAGGAAAAGGAAATAAACTAACTCGCCAGATGTTCTTACAAAATCTAGTAGAAGAAGTTAATCCTAGAAATAGCACAATGATAATTGGTGTAGATACAGGCAAAGGTATTAATTATGTTTTAGGAAACAAAGATGGCTTATTTTTCTATGACAAAATAACTAACTATGAACCTTTAAGAAAGTTAATGAGAGAAAACCCAACAGCTATTATGATAATAGACCAAGGAGGAGATATTATCGGACCAAGACAACTTCGTGAAGAATTTCCTAATAGAGTCTTTTTGTGTTTCTTTAGAGCCGACCAAAAGAATGATAAGTTAATCTCTTGGAATGAAGACGAAGGAACGGTGACAGCAGATAGAAATAAACTAATCCAGCTTTGCATAGATGAAATGACAGATAAGCGTATGCCTATTTATGGCACAGAAGCAGACTGGAGTGAATATATGCTTGAATGGTTAGGAATGTACAGGACTCAAGAAGAAAATACTTTAGGAGTTCCAGTATTCAAATGGAATAAACCAAGTACAGGAAGATGTGATTATCCTTTTTGCCAAGTCTATTACAGAATTGGTATTGATAAATTTATGGATATGTCTGCGAGCTTCCACGAAGCCAAGCAAGGACTTCCTTTTGGCTCTCAAGGCTATGAACCTGCACCAGATGGAACAACAAGACTTCTAAGGTAATATTTCCCCATATATAATATATAAAATAAAAGCCATAATATAAAAATGGCATTACAAACTAGCCCCCAATCATCAGAAGGCGTACTAGGAGCAATCAGAGGAGTAATGGGATTATTCACCGATTTAAACAAAGCTGGTGGAGTTGCAGAAAATTCTAATCCTACTCCAACGAATGAATATGAAATATCTCTTGATGATGTAGAAATTTTAAAATTAATATCTCAAAGAAAAAGAACCTACTCGGTTTACTATTCTCCTATTGAACAATCTCAAGCATTGGCTTTTGGTTATTGGATAGGACAACAAAAGAGTGAAGAATTTAATATAAGTGATAGTGGAAAAACAAGAGGAGATTTAGTAGATAACTTAATTTTTGAAGCAGTAGAAACATTCTTACCTATTGCTACTCGTGCAAACCCAGATCCATTGGTTACAGCAGACCCTAGTGAAATAGGACAAAAAATATCACACGATATAAAGTGTGCTTTGACTGATTGGGCAGATAGTGAAAAACTACGCAGAAAACTAGCAAGAACTACAAGAAACTGGACTTGGGGCAGAATTGGTGTTCTTAAGGTGTATTGGGATGTTTCAACTAAAACTATTAAAATAGACAATATCAATCCAAAAAGAATGATATTTGATAAAGACGGATATATAGATGAAGGTGGAAGATTCATCGGTGAATATGAAGGAGAAAAAAAGAAAGCAACATCAGATAAACTTGCTAAAATGTTTCCTGCTAAAAGAAAAGAGATTCTTGAAAAAGCAAAAGGTAAAAAAGGTACTAAACTAGAATACATTGAATGGTGGGATAAAGGAACAGACCTATATTTCACACTTGATGATGATTTAGTTTTGGGTAAATATAAGAACCCAAACTGGAACTATGACGGAACTATCACAGAAAAAGACCCAGAAACAGGAGCAGATATGGAATCAGAAATACAAGGAACAAATCACTTAAAAGAAAGAACTTCTCCTTATCGTTATCTTTCTATTTTCTCAACAGGACTCCAACCACATGATGAAACTTCTCTTATCTTACAGAATATTCCGTTACAAGACGAAGTAAACTTTACAGGTAGACAAATAGCTAAAAATGTCGCTGGTATGAATAATGGAATGGTTGTATCAGGTAAAGCTTTTACGGAAGAACAATCAGCTCAAGCAGCTTCGGCATTAAGGCGAGGTGTGGCAATTAGAGTACCTAACGGAGATGTTAGAGAAGCAGTACAAAGATTCCCTGCACCAGCACTTCCTAGCGATGTCTTTAATCACTTACAAGATATGCGTAATGAAATTAAGAATATCTTTGGAACATCAGGCTCAACTCCTCAAGGACTTAAATCAACTGAAAGTGTACGAGGTAAAATATTAATTAATCAAATGGACAGCTCTCGTATTGGTGGAGCTATTACAGAACAAATAGAACAACTTGCAGATAGTATTTACAATCTCGTAGTTCAAATGATGTTTGTTTATTATGATGAAGAACATTTTATAACTACAGCAGGAGCAGTTTCAGGAATGGAACTTATCACATTAAAGAATGCTAATTTTCCACTTCTTAAAACTCTTTCAGTAACAGTTAAAGAAGGCTCACTTGTTCCTAAAGACCCACTAACTCAAAGAAACGAAGCAGTAGATTTATGGAGTCAAAATGCTATTGATCCGCATTCTCTTTACAAGAAACTAGACTTCCCAGACCCAGCACAAGCAACTCAACAACTTATTCTTTGGCAAATGCTTCAGAAAGGACAAATTCAACCTCAAATGTATCTCCCAACATTTCAGATAGGTGGCCAAGGAGGACTACCACCAACACAAGGCACAGGAGGTAATCCAGTAAATACACCACAAGGAGGAGACATAGGACAGACTCCACCAGAAGCAGGGACACAAGGTGCAGTCGGTGCAGAAAGTCAACAGTTAATTCAATCAGTTCCAATCAAGTAATATTTCCCCATATATCAATTATCAATAAAATTATAAAATACAAGTATGAATATAGAATCTAAAAAATTACAAATGGCAGACAAGATGTACAATCAAAACTCTAAAGGTGGTGTTGGTACTTCGCCTAAAAATTATCAAAACGGAAAAGAGAAAGGTGGTTTGAGTATGAAGTATGAAATGACAGGCAAGGACACAGGTTCTGCTAAAGGTCAAAAGTATTCACAAGCTGATAAAAAGGGGTCGTTTAATACAAAATATAATCAAGCCAATCCTTCAGGATCAATGAAAGGTGGCTACAATATGTAATATGAAAAAAGAAGAAGTAGCAAAGAAAATGCAACCAAAAGGAATGTTTGAAGGTAAATCAAAACCTAAACAAAAAGGCAAACAATCTCTAAGCTCCGTAGGTCGTAACGAAGGAGAAAAACATTATTTAGGTAAAAATGAAGAGCCAACAGCTTAAAGTTTATGGAATCAATTTCAAATTATTCAAAAATTCAAACCAAAAAGGAAGAAATCGCTAAAAGAATTAGTGGTAAAACAAATATTTTGACTAAAATTGCTAAAAAATATATACCTAAAAAACAAGAAGCAGAATGTGATTTAGCAAGAGATATTTTTTATGAATGTTTAGGAGACTATGAAAAAGGAGAGTATTCTTGGAAAGAATTTATATCTGAACTTGAAAAATCATTACAAGCCTTAAAAAAATAATATGCCAAAATACTTAGAAGAAAAGTTAGAAAAAGAATACGGAAGTAATAAACATGCTATATACGGCACAATGAATAAAATTGGGACAATGAAAGGAAATAAAGAAACTGCCAAAGGAAAAGCCATGGAAAAAAAACATGAAATGGCAAAAAAAATGAAGTCGTAAACATTATTAGTTAATCAATAAAAATTATGGAAGAGGAACAAGTTGAATCAGAAGTAACAAGTGAAGTAACTGGAACTGAAGAAGTTTCAGAACAAAGTGAAGTAACATCAAGTGAAACTCCAGTCGGAGAAGTAACAGAATAATAATAACGACTTTCTAAGGTAGTCAATAAAGAACCCGTATAAAATATGGATAAAACAAAAATAGACTTGAACGCACCAGCTTTTGGAGCAGGCTCTCAAAACTTAAATGATTTGAAAGAAACTCCAACTTCAGTAGAAGAACAGCCAGTCATAAAAGTCCCAGAGCAAGAGGAACAAGTTGAATCAGAAGATGAAACTAAAGTCCCTTACTCACGATTTAAGAAGTTCCACGATGAAGCTAAACAGGCAAGAGCGGAAGCTAATGAATGGAGAGCTAAAGCAGAACAACTTGAATCACGAAGACCAGCTTATAAAGAAGTAGAAGAATCAGATGATATGCCTTCTTATTGGAAGGAATTATACGGAGATTCTGATGCTTCACAAAAAGCTTGGCAAATCCAGCAACGCCACGAAGAAGAAATTGAAAGACGAGCATACGAAGCAGGTCAGCGAGGTGCTAGAGAATTGGAATCAATACAGCGAGAACAGATAGATTTTAATGTCGCTACTATTGATGATAACTTTGAAGACCTTTCAGCTTATGTTGGAAGAAATCTTACAGCAAAGGAACAATCAGCCATTCTTGACATAGTAGATGATTATACTGCTAAAGATAATAACGGTAATTATCAAGGAGCAATTATGCCTTTTGATAAAGCTTGGGAGATTTATGAACTTAAACAAGGTTCAGCTAAATCTTCTCAAAGAAAAGACCGAGATAGCGTAGCTGCACTTTCAGGAACTTCATCACAAGGTGAAACTGAAGTACAAGCAGAACAAGCTAAAAACTTTAATCCGCTTGCACGAGGTAGTTGGAGAAACAGATTATAATAGGTCAAGCTATCCTAGTCTAATTATAAATATACTCTTGACAGAATACAATTATGAGTTTTGATAATGTCGTAGATACACTTACACTTGAGGAAATCGTCCCGAGAG